TTCTTGTTTTTCTCTATGGCAGGATTAATCCCAGCATCAATCATATCACGAGCTTCGTAATACTTAGAGATTTCAAAATCTGTGTCGTCAGAAAGTAAATCTGTCATTAGAAGCCTAGTCCCTGATTACTAAATCGTGTTCTGATAATCCGTCTAAAGTTTGTTTTGCGCGATCTTACTCTATCCTGCTCTTGCGCTGGCAAGCCCTCATACCAACGATCAATCGCGCCAAGCGGATCTGCTAAATCAAACTCAATTGCTGGAAATGCCTCTTGCACTTGATTAATAAAATAATCTTCAAGCTCAAGTCGCAATTCATCACGATAGCCTTCGCCAAACAATTCAATCTGCTCTTTTGCAAACGCGCGTATCTCTGCCAAAGTCATTGGATTGCCTTCAAACTCACGGCGCGAGAACTCATCCTGCAACGCAAAGTCGGCATTCTCAAACGCTGACTTGGATGCGCGAGCAAGTGTTGGGTTGTCTGTCTGCGCATCTAGCTCGTTATATTTGAACGCACGTTTCAGCAAACGCGATCCAACATTCAAGCTTTCGTCCGCTTCGTTGAATATCTTTGTACTTAGCTCACGGTGCTGTGATGCCGTAATTCTAAACGTATCTGTGTTTAACTCTTCAACGGTTAGCATGCCACGCTCTGCAAGAGCATATAGCTCGCTATAACGCGCGTCACTACCTTCGCCAGCAGGCGCAAACTTGAACTGGGTAGACGTGTCTAACTCTTCGCTCATCTTAGCCTGTTGCTCAGGTGATGCCCAGAACTGGTTGTTCAAGTGATCACGCAACAACGCTTTTGCTGCTGTCCCCATCACCCCAAACTCTTGTGTAGTTTCTGGCAGTGCAGCAAACGCAGCCTCGCCCATCAATGTGCGCAATGTGTCAGGCGTAACCTGATCTGTGTCTTGCACCGACATTACAAAGTTATACGCTTTTTTATTGCGCTGGTTTGTTTCTTCTTGCTGCTCAGTCTCTAGCTTTTCTTCAGCATCAAAAAACTTCAGTGATGTTGCTAAGTTCTGCTGGATAATTTCAACAGCATCGCCGCGCTCAATATTGTAAAGCACATGCAGTGCATATGGGTCTGAAATACCTGCACGAGCCATTGCATCTTCTGGCGTGATTTTTCCTGCTGCGACCTCGTCCTGCAACGTCATCATGCCAAACAACTGCATCGCAGCGTCTGGATCGTTGTTGAATGCGTTTGCCAAGTAATCAGCAGCAATATCTTTGCGCAATGCATAGTTTGCTTTGGTCACGCCTTCCATGCTGTAGCGACCACCCGCAACAGCCTTGGCTTGATCGTTGATTACAATGCCAAGGTCTGTGTTGTAATCTTCAATAGTCGCGCCAACCTGAGATAATTTTTGCCGCTTGGCTTCCATCCGCGCAGCCATTGCAGCCTGCTCACGCGCCAAAATCTTTTTATCAATTTGTCCGCGCAATCTAAACCGCGCAGCAATTTCATTCTGCTCAAACGCATAGCTCAACTTGCGCTGCAACGATCTATTACTAACGCTTGCAATCGTAGCATCGCGCAGTTCATTCATGCTGTTCTGCCAGTTATTTTCACCATCTAGCACATTGTAGATGTCTGTTGATTTGCCTAGCGTATACTCTGCCTCGCGCATGCCCTCTTCAATCGCCAACGCAGCCTCGTTGTACTGCGCCTCTTGGGAAGCTTGCCAACGCGCAGTGGCAAACTGCTGCGCACCATCTAGCAGTGCTTTCATTGGCTCGGCCTTGGCAAGCTCTGCCTGCGCCATCGCCTGCGGGTTCATGCGCACAGTTCCACGCAAAGGCGAACCAGGTCTGATTTGTTGGCTTATAGCCCGACTTCTGTAGACAGGTATCTTCATGCTAATCCAAAGTCCCCTGGGTTTTCATAAACAGTCGTTGCCACATTAGACAAGCTGTTGATCATTGATGCAGTGCCTTGCGCCCGAGCAGATGCAGCCACCATGCCGCCTTCCATGCGTGACAGCTCTGCCGCCATTTGCAAACCCTCTTGCTCGTCGTCAATCTGCATGTTCTGCATTGAGTTTTCAAACGCAGCAACTTTTTGCTCATAGTCAAACTCACGCGCATTTTCACGCAAAACCGCAATCGGTGTGCCTGCACTCATGTCAAATCCTGCGTAACCATATCCAGCCCGAGCAGTGCCTTGCACTTCACGCTCAAATGCATCAGCCGCTCGATTTTGCGAAACAAGAAAGTTTGCATTCAAAATGCCTTGAGTTTTCTCAAGCAGTTCTATGTCTCGCTCAATAATACTAGCGTTAAATTCGCCAGCTCTCAGTGCCGCAGACGCAGCTTTGTCTGCCGCACTCTTCTGCTGCACGGCCCCAATAACTGACATTCCTGTTGATATGAGTGCTAAAGGGTTACACATCAGTCACACCTACTTATCGAACGTGTTCATGCGTGGATAGAACGCTAGAACTGTCATGGGCAAGGGTTGCCCTTGTTTAATATATACACGATCATCGTCATCAAAGCCACCATCGAACTCAATGTCTTTGTCGCCCGTGAACAACGGAACCGCAGCGTCCATTGACATTGAACTGTCGCGGAAGAATATGCGGTCTATCTCACCAGCATCATTGCCCACCTCAGCACCAACAGTTTCGTAAAACCGCAATGTGATTGCGTGAATGCGCTTTGGCTTACCTTGGCTTGTGCCATCTACCGATCCGCTATCAATGCGCAGCGTTTGCATTGTGCTGTCATAGCCATACCCAACCGCAGCAGTCGTTGAAGAGTAGTCAAGAGTTATGCCACCACCGCTTACAGTTTCGTCTGGGTGTGTTGCACCATTGCCAAGCACCTGCAATGTTTCACCTTCCAAGTGATACAAGCCGCTCAGTGTTGTTGTCGTACTGCCGCTATAAGACAGCCCACTGTCCACAAAGAATGCAGATGTTGTATCTTCGCCAAAGTCAAACAGCTTCATCTTTTCAATGTATCTTTTAGTCGTACTGTTAATAGTACGCTTAACAATCATATATAGAGTATCTTCACCCGTATCTGTCGGCAGTGTTGCGATACTTTCCACAACAGCCTGACCGCTGCTAAACGAACCGCCGATCACATGCTTGTGCCATGCAACAACTTGCTCCTCGCGGCGATACGTCATGCCCAACAGTGTACCGTCATTGCGCACACACCACACAACGCTGTCAGGCTCCTGCTGGAATGCCATATGATCAATACCGCCATTAGTGATGTGTTCTGCCAGGATCGTCATGTCAGGCGCAGAATAGCCGCCAGTGTTTACATCGCCGATAAATTTAAACTCGCGTATCTTTCTATTTCCACGCTGCACAAACAGCGTAACGTCCGCAACCTGCACAGGCTCAATCAATGCCGTGCCATAGTTGGAATACTTGCGGATCAATGTCGTTGTCGGCGTAACAGGCCCATCATTTGTAGATGTAAGCACATATTCACCGCCAGATGTTCCAACAGTCAGAACGCGCGTTGCTGATAAAAAGCGGATCGCATTCACTTGGTTTGACGCAATCGTGTAAATCAGCGCGTCATCATCGGCTGTGCCAACAGTAAAGTTTCCGTAATCGCCGTTTTTACTAAACCACAATGTCTGAGGGTTATTGTTCGTGTTCCCAAACACAAGACGCTGCTCAAAGAACGACACAACGCTGGGGCGATTGTCTGCCCCGCTTAATGATGGACTAGGTGTGCCAGTAATAGAAAATGTGGCAAATGTCCACGCATTGTGATCCGTTCTTGTCAGTGTGCGTATATCATATGAGGGATGCACAATGTACATTGTGTCCGCAGACTGCGCAAACCGCAGATCAAACAAGTCGGCAGCCGCATACGGCGTTGCAATCTCATAAATCTCTGTGGCAGTACCGCCCGATGTATAGGCAGTAAATCCTGTCGTATCTATGTCATTCCCAAATAAGTCCTGCAAAGTGAACGTATTTGTGGTAGAATTGGCAATTTTATAGTTGCGATTATTTAGCTCCGTCATGCCGCCAACGCTGTCAATAAAAACCTCGTCGCCATCGCTAAAGCCATGTGATGCACTTGTGATTACACCAGGATCAGCCTGAGTTGCACCAGTGATGTTTTTGTCTGTTCCGTTCAACACCTGCAAGTCATTGCGGTAAACGCGCATGGTCTGATCGCCAAACTCAAGAATGTATGTGTCAGATGTTTTAAACTGAAACGGAATAAGGCGCGTCTTTACTGAGCTGTCAGATACTTCACCAAGATACTCTGTGCCAGGTCTGCGCGTTACGCCACCATGAGGCATAACAACCATGTTCGTCAGATCAGACAAACCCTCTTGGTATTTCTCAATGTTGGTGCGGCCCTCTAGGCGTGGACTGATCTCACCTGCCGTAAACGAGCTAAACGCTGGTGCAGAACGTGCCATTTAGAACCTGCTTTCAATAAAGTCACTTGCCTCTATGCGCTGAGGTGCGCCCTCTGTCGCATCGTTAAAGCGAGCCTCAGTCATCTTGGCTTCATATAATGCTGTTTGGATTTGCACCATAGATGTTGAGCCAGTAATTGCATAGCATATCTCTGCGCCAAGTCGAGCAGCCAAAGCCTCTACTAAGCTTGCATCGTATTGCTGTGGATCAGTTACGCGACCAATATACTTTATTCGCGCTGTGCCTTCGTCCGTCAGTAGCTTTCGCCCCTCAATCACAAACACTGGGCCTCCAGTGTTGTTTGACATATTGTCTTGCGGATATGACATGCTGCCGTTTGAAAATTCCAAAACGCGCAAGCAATATGGATTTGTTGGCAGAGCATACTGATACGCATAACCAAACGCAGGCGTGTCTGTCTCCTGCGCAAGTTGCGCTCTTTGTATCAAGCAATTCCAAGGATGTGCGCGAAACACAGCATCGCGTACAGCTTCATATCTTTGATTAACAACCCTTGCTGCTTTACTGTTTTCTGTCAGCGAGGAAATGTTAGATGCGCC